ACTCCACTCGCGGTTGCTGCGTCAGTAATAGCGTTACTTAAATCCGTCGAAGCAAATGTTGATACTCCGCTTCCTGTTACAGCTTGGATTGTAGAAGAAGGGCTAACTGAACTTCCACAAAGTATTTTACCAAATCCGATGTTACGAATCTCTAATCCAGCAGCAGCGCCCTCAAAAGTTTTATCTTCGATATATAAGGATCCTAGATCTGCACTTGCCGCAACATCAATAATGACGGGGAACCTTATGGTGGCAGGGAGCGCATCAACAGCATTCTGAACTGTAGCAAAGACTCGCTTGTTATCAATGTTGCAGTCAGATACCGTTAAGGTCATTCCTACGACAGAGGAGGTTGGATATCCGTGCTGTTCCCAAAGAAAATCATCGCGGTCCTCCAAATCATAAATGGGCAGGTTATCCTGCTCCCAGTTGTAGAATGAACTAGAATCAAACTTATAAACAGGATCAACCCAGCTATTAATTAGCTTGGTTGTACCAGAAGTTAGATAGAGATCTGAATTAATGAAAGGCATCTTAGAAGTTTAGAGTCCACTTGAAAACCAGCGAGAAATCGTCAGTCTTTGTTATGTCAGTAAACGGTCTATAGGCAACAAGGGTAGATCGGTTAGGATCAAGCCCTTGTGGGTTTTTCATGAACAATCCTACCTCATTCAAGGTAAGATCATTACAACTATATTGGTCTACATACAATATATAGGTAACAGAATTTAGATCAACTCTTTTGATTGCGTTGTCTGAAATGAATCCAAACTGCCAAGTTGTTGCTGCTTGGCTGTCTGCTGCGGGGTCCCCGTTCGAGTCTGATAGTTCATGTGCAAATACGGGAATGGTGGACCTAGCATCGCTCTGGTAATCAGAAGCTCCATTAACCTGTCCTAAAGCAGAAACAAGGGTTACTTGGTCAGGACCATAAGTACTAATTACCGTATCCCCTTCGACTCCAAGCTGGAAATACCTAACTTGGAAGTTTGTAATGTCAGCCGCTCCAGAGCCCGCATATAAGAGGCCGAGCCCTGCCCCCATCCCAGAAGTGATGACATTGTGATCGTCAAAGGCTACTTCCTCCTTACCGTCAGTATACACCTTGACAATCTGTAAATGTCCTGTGATGTCGATTTGGTCCTTCTGCTTCATGTCTTATTATAGATTAATCCAAATTAGGTACTCTTCTTGTGTGGGTCGAGTCCTGCCCATTATATCTAGTATCAATCGTATCACTTATGCCCACATAGCCAATACTCCACCTGATTATCAGAGAGAAGTCTGAAGTCTTGGGTATTCCAGTGAAACTTTTGTAAGCCATGAGGGTTGGAGAATCTTGAGCATACCCTCTTGGGTTTTTAGCGAAAAGACCAGCCTCAGAGATAGTAAGGCCGTTTCCACTATTTGTATCTAGCGTAAGAATAGACTCGAAAGAATCGTAGTAAATTCTGGTTGAGTATTCTCCTCCGATCTTTGCGAAGTACTCGTCAACCCCGGAATAGCTGATAGCAGAGAATGTAGGGTCCTCAAATTGAAGCTCGCTGCCGTTATATACAGGGAATGCTCTATACCTCTTGTATAGCTCCATGTCGCTGTCTGAGCCATACTGAGACCATGAGAGGGGGCTAGACAGGCTGAAGAAGATCGAGGAGGTATCGTTAGCAGGAAGTGTGTTCGTCCCTGTTCCAAACTGGTAGTAGCGTGGACGGTAATCCTCAGCATACTTCGACCCTGCTTGGTGAAGGATATCTAAAAAGGCTGAGTAAAGACCAGCAGTGATCATGTTGCTCTCATCAACAACAGTCTCCTGTGTACCGTCCTTGTAAACCTTACAAACTGTTACATGGCCTTGCATCATGATCTAAAGTCTATCCTCCAACGAAATGTAAGAGTGCCCATAGTGTCAAATCTATCTCTAGCACATAGATTTTCAGTAAAAGTTTTCTTAGCAAACAATCTATATCTTAGTCCAGTCTCTCCATTTGAATCAGGCGTTAGATCATAGGGCGGTGTTTGATTTTTAAGAGACTCCTTATTATCATATACCCATAAACCTATATGGTGGATACCTCCATACACAGCCATCCATCGTATATCACTAGCATGGATCAGAGAGTAAATTTCTACATACCCATTAGTTATTTGTAAGCTACTCGTAGCTTCGGTTCCTCTGTAAAAAGCTGCTCCAGCAAACCCTTCTCCGTATGTAGAATCATCCTCATGTTGGATGCTTACAAATCCGTGTTTATCGACACTCCCTCTACCGTTAAAGTTTGATGTGTTAATAACTTTAGATCCGCCCGCAGAAAACTCAACATTAGCTTCAGGCGTTCCCGAAAAGTCTGCGTCAAGCGAACTAACAAAATAAATATTCTCTATCTTACCTGTTGTTTTAGGAGCAAACGCTCCGATGGTTAGCGATGATGGATTAGTATCCCAATAAACCCTATTTTCATGGTGTCCAAAAAAGGTTTGTCCATCACCACTTACTGTAGCATATTGATACTGAGCTTTTGGCTCCAAATCAGTATCCATAGGATCGGGGTAGGAAGGGAGCTTTTTAGGAATATCGTATCCACTGGTTGCGGTAAGTGTTGAATTAGTGGGATTTAGAACCCGAAGAGTGTTTTGAGCATATCCGATATTTATCCAAGAACTTGGATCAGCTATTGCTTCGGCAGTTACATAAGAAGCATTAGCCGAGATAAGCTCTCTAGATCCGTCCGCGCAACTAGCGTCAGCGTAAGTCGGTTGGCCGAACGAGTCTTTTGCTGGAGAAAAGGTTATAGCAGCAAAGCTCCAGTTCGATGCGTCCATAACGCGAGGTGCATAGCCTAATGTGGAGGAGGGCACACTCATCATCTCGGCTATACTCTCCCCACCACCATCAACTATGAGATTAGACTCCTGAAGAATTACCTCTTCGGAGCCATCCTCATGATGCTGTATTACTGTTACGCTACCCTTCATAAACCGTTACCACCGTGTACTGTCCTCCTGACTGTGTTGCAGTTCCCATGTTTGCATTATTTCTGTAGTTCAACCTACTACCACCACTTGCCTCAAATGTTGCAGAGGTGTTAATAGCGTCCCTACTTGCCAAGTTGTTTCTTATGCTGTTGAAGTATCTGAAGATTGCTCTCATATCCTCAACATTGATTTCAACCTCACCATATTGAGAGGAGACTACCGCTCTCCTCTTCCTAGTAAGGTCAGTGATTTCTATACTTTCAATTACAATAAACTTCTCTTCGTCCCCAGTGGGAGCGAAGAATTCTAACACATACTTCTGATCGTTTCTGTGGACCTGTCCGTAATCTCTTTGATACTGTGCTGTAAGCTCAGTTACAGGAGACTCGACAGTTCTGAACTTGTAAGTAAGTGTTTGTCTAGTCTTTTCTGATATATTTATTATAGCGTCTGGGTTAGTGCCCTCGATGATGGTTGTTTCAGTCAGAGGCTCATAGCAGCGATAATCGGTGCTCTGTCTAATCCCGTCTGGAGTGTTTGCAGAAGTGTTTAGGTTATTTAGATTACCTTCCTCGAACCTTCTGACCTGAGTGTAGCCCGCGACCTTCGAGATCCCGTTCCTTCCAGCAAACGCGCTTGTGTCTGATCTTTCCCAATAGTCGGTTCCTGTAACAAATACCTCATCGGGAATGCAGGTATAGGGCTTAGGTACATAAGAGAATACTTGCCCATTCTCGTTTTCAGTATGAACCCACATGCCTAAAGACTGTCCACCAATCTCTCGACCAGTTAGAGCTAGGTTGTGACCTGTAACTTTAACCTCATACTCATGACCGGGTGAAAGGAAGTTTCTAGCATCATTACCGCTGTCTGAGTTATCAATCTTAACTCTAATTCTTGGTAACTTATTTCTTGAAGTTGATCTGTGATACTTTAGGATTGTGTTGTTTATGAGGTAGTTAGCAAACGAATACTTACTCTGCTCATTTCTACTTAATCTAAAGACTGAGAAGATTGGGTGTGCCGCAGCGTCATCGCTAGTTGAAGATGTATCGACTAACTCGATACCACTAATAATGTGCTCGTTTCTGAACTCAGGCTTCCCTACATATACATCAGCAGTGGTAGATGCAGCTACAGTTCCTAATCCGATGCCTTCTTCACTTAATACCCCGCTTCCGTCGTAGAAAGAGATATCAACCTCTACCTCAGCAGAACTGGCCTGTAAATAAGCACTTGTGTCGATAGCTGATCCGTCTACATCTAAATTGTGATTGTAGATATAAGGGCCAAATGTGTGAGAGAAAATGTTTGGGCCACCCACTAAATCATATGATGAGTTGGTTGGGTGGTTCTTATATGGACCAGCAATCTCCGTGTAGTCTTTGTAAAGAGAGTGAAGCTTCTTACCAAACTCAAAGTGTTCCAAGTCTTTGATAGAGAAGGAATCTATAGAGTTATTGATGAGATGGTTGCCTATAGATAAAATAGGATCAGCACTTCTCTCCATCCACGCGCTTAGATCAACAGGAGTAAGGGAAGAGTTAGTTGAAGGCCAGTCCTTGTTTCGGCTTCCGTTTTCGTTGTAATACCCAGATACAATGGAACTTGCTTGTAAGTAATACTTCTTCTCGTTTAGTCTGTGCATAGAAGCCATGATCTCATCAAGCTCGTTGCGTCTTCCATAAGTAACACAATCGGAGCTAGTTAGTTCCTGCTTCTGTCTGAATGGGAAGGTGTTGCTGGTATCGACACCGTAGAAAGTATTAGAAGAGTTTAGGTTCTCACAAATGTCCCACACTTCAGGAACATTCTTATAATCTAGGAGTGTGCCTATTCCGTTTCCTATCGTGTTCTGCTTGGTAGGGACATGAGCAAAATCTAGAGACGATGGTATGAATCCTAGAATGTTAACAGCAGAAGTTGTTGACCAGAAGGTAGAGGATGTCTCTAGCTTTCCGGGGCTGCCTGTTCCGTTCCTACTTACCATTCTTGTCTCAGGTAATAGGTTTCTGAAGTTTCTTCTCCTCAGAGAGTTTCTTGGTAGCGACAGGTAAGTATTGCCTCCTGAATCAAACAAGCTATCATCAATATTATCTACCTCGGTGCGCTTGAACCTGTTGTCGTTCATGGCAACAGCACATACTGCATAGCCTGCAACATGAGAGGAGCCTTCGTACAAGCTAGTAAATCTACTGTTGACATCGTAGCAGGGATTGTCTTGTACGCCTGATGCGGAGTCTGTTGTATCGGATACAGTGAGAAGGATGTCTGGTATTGCGTGTGCTGGAGCTACCTCGTTTACAACGCTACGGAGCTTTCTGACACCATAAGATCCGTCTGAGTTTAGTTGTCTCGATGAGAAATCAAATGAGCTTGCAGCTAGAGAGATGAGGAAGTGGGATGATTTTCCGTTCCAAAGTGTAAGCAAACTAACCTGATCTATCTCTCTGTTTCCTGTAGCTGCCTTTACAATCTCGTCGTAGTTTGGAGCATACTTGCGCTCCTTAGTGAAGATTACAAAGTTATTAATAACAGAGGCTATGTCTGTATTGTAGTTTGTATCAGTTGTTATGAATGAGGTTACTTGTTCTGCAAACGCTTTTGGTACACCGTAGCACTTTAAGTAATACTCAATCCTCTCAAGCATAGCTGGAGTAATTTGAGCTTGTGAGTAGAACTGACGCTTCTCATAAGGGGGGATGTAGTTTATTCCGCCTCTATACCTGTACACATAATCTGGGTGATACCAGAGTCGTAAATCCTTTGACGCTTCTGTCTCTCTTGATCCTGTTCTGAATTTATAACTACCGCTTCCGTCAGGCTGTAAGTGGTAAGGTCCGAACCATACCTCATAGTCCTCTGGTTTTATTTCTATGCGCCTACCGTCCTGACCAAATACTTCCCTGTTAGTAGGAAGCACAGTAAGCCTTGGAGTGGGGTAGGGCTTATTTCCTAAGAAGAAGGAATCAGGGAACTCTAGCATAAGATCAAAAATAATCTTGTCTACTAGAAGTTTAATGTTCTGCTCTAAACTTTCATTAGAGTAGCGTGTTACACCAAACTGTTTCGCCAACTCTGGGGTATAAGTCTTAGAGTCTTTAAGTGCTTCAGACTTTGTGGCTAATGAGTAGAATAGTAGATCAGGAAGGTATGATTCCCAAAGCTCAAAAACCTTTTCTCCATCAACAACATTAAAAACTCCTTGAGAGAATATGAGATCAAGAAGTGTTTGAATTGAGGACTTGGTTCCCTTCTTCTTGTAAACCTCGACTGCGTTACGAAGTTGAACTCTCCACTTGTCTGGGTCTACGCCGATCAGTCTCCAACCGATCAAGTCAGCCAGAAGCTCTAGGTACTGGTCTGGGCATTTTCCTATATCGTAAAGAATATTAAGCTCGTTATCTTCAGTGATGCGATCAGCCATGCTGAATGACATGGCTTGCAAGAACTTGACTAGAGGACCTTCTGCTTGCTCGTCCTCAATTAACCCGCCTCCTGCTAAGTAATCTATGAATGCGTCCTTAACTTTGTGATCCGCAGAATCTAAGTAGTGAGGAGAGTATACAACTTCGTTTAGAGTTTTTAGTCTATCTAGTAATTGAGTTCCGCTAGTATATTGACCTGTATCCGTATTAGCGCCCGACACATAATCTATTGGGATGATGTTATCTGAAAGACCAAACTCTGCTTTTAGTCTCCAAAGGTACTCTTGAAATATATTAATACAATCTACGAACTCAATCGGGCGGCCCGCCCAAAGGTTTGTGGTGATTAGTTCTGCTACTGCACTTGATGGATCAAACGCAGTTAGGTTTGGGCCTTCTCTGTTCAAGAAGTAAATCCACCCTAAATTCTCAATTAAGAACTTGTGGGTGCCACTACTATCACTTGCGAAAACACCAGAGGTTCTAGTGTTATCAGTTAGGTCTGTGTGCGCCCCTGTTGTAGGGACTGGGAACTTTGCGAGTGTAGTTTTTACATGAGCTAGGAATGTCGAGCTTGAATCGAAATCTCTATAAAAACTGCCTAGTGGTCCTAGAATGTTTCTCTCAAAATCATCAGGGGTTATGATGTTGGGAACATTTTGCTTGTAGAAAAATCTTGCTATACCTTCTTGAGTGTTTAGCGCAGACAGGTCAGGAACACTTGCAAGAGAAGATACAGGAAGAATTGTATTGATATTAGCGGCAGCTAAAATGTGTGAGTTGATTATCTGATCAGTGTAAGAAATGCTTTGACCAGATAACGCGATCTCATCATCAAAATATACTTGAGGGATAATCTTTTTTAAAGCATCTAAGTAGTTTCTTTTGAAGTATTTCTGACCACTATCGTAGTTTTCAAAAGATCGACCAGTCGATACGACGGAGACTAGCTTGCTGCTAGTTTCGCCTAGATCATTTATCTTACTGGATTTTACTACTCTTCTTGTCATCAGACTAATACTGTTTTAATAACAAAGTTGTTTAGTTGAATGATTTCGTTGAAATCAACATCAATTAGAGGTTCGGTATTATCTACCGTTGCAAATCTAACATTAGATAGGTTGAATATTTCTTTGCTAAGATCAGCGGCTACGAAAGCTTTTCCGAAGTCAGTATTATCTACATCAAAGTAGTTAAGAATAACATCAGACACTTCCTGCTCAATCTGACCTTTTATGTCTTGAAGCTCTTTGTCTATTCTGATTGTAATAATTAGATCTAGCGTCCTGATTAAACCATCTACAACAACCACCTCATCAGTGATCATCTTCTTCTCCTCAATCTCATCAAGCAATTGTTTCTTGAAAGATATCGAAGCTTTTTGTAGCTTGGTCTGGGATGCTCGCTCCAAAGTGTAGACATCTATAACATTAGCAGAACTATAAGCATCTCTAACTACAGCAGTTGTTTTTCCTAAAGTGCCCTGCTTTGATCTAAAGGTATTACCGAATGCGATGTAATCCTCTAGCGTTACAATCCTATCCTGCCTTCTAAAGTTTAGGGGTGCGTACTTCTTGGCGTGCTCCGCTGTCTCTGCCTCAGAACCGCCCGTCATAGGTGTTCTATTTTCTACAGTAAACTTAAGAGTGGTGTCGTTGTCGGTGTCGGCAGTCAGAGAAACATTAATAGTTTCAGATGGAAGATTACCTCTAGTCCCGCCACCTACTCTATAGGCTACAGTAAACTCAGCATTTGGAGGAGGAGCAATACCTACGAAGTTATCTCCAAAGATGATCGTAGCAGCATAATCATCATCATAAGATACTTGGAAAACTCTGTCTGTTGCGCCTGAAGCGGAGTAAAGGCGTTCAACCTGCTCATACTGCCCTGTAGCTGGATTACCTACACCAGCATCTACATACACATCAACACTACCGTCAATGATTGGGGAATCCGTTAGTGTAATTGTTTTGTTACCTTCTGTCGTATCAAATGTACCGTTTTGAGTAACTAAAGCGCCCTCAACCAAAGCTAGGTTAGTGAACAGCGAACTAGCTGCGTTATCAGCTTCGCTGCCTTCTAAACTTATGGTGGCATTAAGTGAGTCTAGATTTTGAATAAGATTATTCTCAATCTTGTACAGAGTGTAGTTTACTGGAGCGCCGTCTTCTTGGGAGATTATTGAAAATACTCTAGAAGATGGTTGGAATACTAATGGGAAGTCGGAAGCTATTGGATCAGTATCAGCCTGTAGTCTAGCACCGCCAACAGCGGAAAGGGGTCCCCTAAGATCTATACCGATAAGCTCCAGAAGCTTCTTTAGGTTGTTTCGAGTCTTAACGGTTCTGAGGTAGTTCTCGTTGGCAAGCATGTCTGCCTTCAAGGAGGATACTGCGCCCATGTAGGAGACAAGCTCGATCAACATCATACCTAAATCAGACTCAGCAAAGTTCTGATAATCATTAGGGTATACAGCTTTGACATACTTGATCAGATCTTGACGAATGGTATAGAAATCGTTTCCAGCATAATTAATATACTGCTGCTTCTTCCTGTCTGGGATGACAGCAAGTTTCATGAAATCTGAATCTGTTGTTCCTGAAAAAGACATTACTTGACCTCTATATCAGCCTCAAAAGTATCTAGGGATGAATCGCGTAATTGTAGGGTTAGCGATATTTTTAATAAATGCTCGTTATCGGGCTCTCCACCTAGGACCGAAATTTTTATAACATTTGCTTGTGGGAAATATTTAGTAATTGAGCCGAGAACCTCCTGCTTGATTAGTATAAAAGTTACTTCATCCATAGGCTCAAATACATATTTTCTAAGACTAACACCAAAATCAGGAAGCATTACTCGCTCCCCCCTTTCTGTTTTAAGGAGTTGTCTAAGGTTATTTCTAATGAGGCTGATACCTGATGCCTTGTTGAAGTATGACCCTGTTCTTGGAGAACTAATCCCAGAGTCTCCAGCAACTTTTGAAACGGTAGCTGTTAGAGGATAAGCTAATCCACTCTTTTTTCTGTACTGAGCTTTGATAGACTTTTGTACAGAAATAGAGACCTCTCTTCCATATTTGTTAAATGTTGTTGTAGTAGCCATTATGTTCTAATATTTTCAAAGAAGCCTCGTTGAGCTTTATAGTTTTTAGTAACCTCGTCAGAAGTTAGAGGTCTGCTGTAGAACTTTACGCTTCCTAGGAATCCATGGAGACCACTCTTCTTCCCTCCCCATTCGCCTCCTAAGAAGTTCATACCAGTATTACTCCCTTCCACATACCAATCGGTTCCTTTGGCATCCATACCATCAGTATATCCTCCACCGATAATGAATGGGGTTAGGTTTACTCTACTCCTGTCGAAAGCATTAGGGCCTTCCCAATACCAGAAGTCCTTCTGACCAACTCGGTTTACTGGGAATCTTGGAGCAACAACAGGCAGATCCTCATGAGTGGTTCCATATCGGAAGCTAGATGCGTCTAATTTACTTGGAATATTAGGAGGACCTTCTACACCAAATGTATCGAAAGCTCCAGAGGTTACCATCTTGTTACCGTTCAGATAAATGCTAACTTCGTCGTTAGTGTAGTCTACCGTAATCGTTGCTAACATGAATGATCCTGACACATCATCAAACTTAACTCCATTAACTGCTCTATCTGTTCCGACAGATGCTCCATGGTATCCGCTAACCTTGTGGTCAACGCCGATCTCACAGTCTTCTGGGTTCCTACCTTTTCCGATGTACCCCACAGCACTGGTGCTATAGCTTTGAGTTGGGAATATACCAAAGTTTATACCGTTTGTGATGTCATTATCTGCTGGAGTGTTCGATGGAACATCTCCACTAACTAATCGCCTATCTCTAGTAAACCCGATGACAACCCCTTTTGTGGCAGCGGGAGTTGGGTATGTATTGATTCCGTCTGAATCATCTGTACCCCCTCTGTTCTCACAACCTAGAATAACTCTTGTTAGTGATGAGAGGCTTTGGTCTGCCGCCCAACCATCACCAGTGGCATTGTGTAGGTCTGGAACATGTACCCATGTCTCGAAGGACATTCCAGATCTCTTGTAAAACAAACTATCAATGTCATCGAAGCCTGTCTTAACCTCAGCATACCCATAAGGACGATATGGACTGTAGAGGTATTCGTCGTTTCCAGTATAGGAGGAGGCTTTCGCATTACCATCAGTTCCAGAGAAGAAGTTGCAGACCCCTCTGAAGTATGGAATACCTATGCCTGAAGGGAATAGAGAATCGACAGAGGATGCTACGAGTTTCGCTGGCTTATCGGAAACACCAGATACCGCGCAGTTAATAGCTAAGTATTGATCTGAATCTGGATTAACTAGATCAGCGTCTAAGAAGTTGTAGATAGAGACTAAGCCTTCAGTAGTGATCGCATCCTGAAGACCGAGGACCGTTCCAGAAGTACCCTCCGCATCTGGGTCAGAGGTTATGATCTGGCCGACACCTACATCGGGGACCATTATATCCGTGTATGAGAACTTCTCTTTTTCTAACTCAACATTTATGAACTTGGGGCAAACAGGAAGCACTATCCCAGAAACCTCTCCGGGGCTAAACATAATATCTTCCTGCGCCCTCTTTGCGATACCAATCTTTGTATCATCCAATGAGGTTAAATCGTTGATTGGAATCTTTCCGGGCTCTGGTATGCGTCCGTCAGGGGAGAGTGTTACAACTACTTCGATCTGCTTTTTTCTTCTCTTAATCTTACTATCATGTGCAGCAATCTTAGAGTATAGGGTTTCTTTTGCGTTTACAACTTCAGCGGAGTCCTCCGTGTACGATCCTCCCAGAAGTTGTCCAACATAAGAAGATAGGTCGTATATTTCTCTGTTTCTTTGGTCAATCAGAACTTGCAAGAAGTGGTCCTCGTTGTAGTACTCTTGCATGTTCTCGGACTCATTAATGTAGTCTGTATCAAAGATAGTGTTGGCGTACTCGTTGAAAGTCTTGAGGTCGATCATCTTACCCTTACCGCCGAGGTTAGGGTTGTAATCAAGCATCCACTTTACTGCATTATCTGGAATCTCGTCGGGTGAATAAGGTACTCCGTCATCGTCAAAATATACAGCACTAACAATCGACTCAACGCACCCATCAGGAATATCGAGCCCACCATAGTTAATATCGTAATAGATACCATTTTGTGAGTAAAGGAATACGCCTTTTCTGGCTAGAGGAGGTTTCTGACCTTCAGCGTAAATGATTTCAGGACGGTCTTCCATCTCATCGACCCCAGAGAGGTCTGTAAGGAGTGTGAAGGTGGTCCTACCATCTAGAGCCTGTGCGAGCGTAAGGCCGAAGAAGGGGCTGTTAGGGTCCCTGTTGACGGCTCTGGCGTCGAACACTGGCTCAGGGTTGTTTTCTGGGTCGAGTCTCCTCGCCTTTAGAATCTCACGAATAGCGTTCTGCTGCTGAGTACACTTCTCACTAAAAGCTATAGCATCAGCTAATGCAGTTTTGCTTTCTTCAAAAACCTCGCTTTTAGCTTTGTCCTCTGGCAGCGGTGGGAAGTACTCAATCTCCTCTCCCGTGGTTGGGTCTACCGCAGTAAACCCTACTAAGTCCTGAGCGTTGGCAGAGATGCCCTTCTGGAGCCCCATGAATGATGAGAACTTATTGATGCAGTCACTAATATCTTCAAACTGATCAGCGATATTTTGAGCAGTTAGATAAGCTTGGGCACCGAAACCTAAAACGGTCCCCAGCCCCTTCATGTTATCAGCAGCTTGACCAGCAGCATTTTCTAAACCAAACTTATTTGATTGGGATACGAAAACAAGTTTCCCTAAGTTCGTATCGTATTCAACGATGCCTGTATCGAAGAATAGTTTTTGAGTAACATCCTTAACTACTGAGTTTGCTAATCTCTTGCCGTCTGCGATACCGGAGTTCAGAGAATCTAGTACTGGCGAGGGGAACGCGGAAAGGGCGTCCTTCGCAAAGTTAATGACACAGGTAGGCACTCCAAACTGTACCTCTAGCGCATCCAATACAGGAGTTGGTGAAGTAGTTATTACTGAAGCTGCTTTTGCGTAATCCCAAGATGCCATAATTATCTCCTATCAGTTAAGTTCGATGGTTCCTCCATCAACATCAACAATGGTTGCCCCATTAATATCTACTGTGTCTGCGGATATTTCGATTATTTCAGACGCTAATGTTATTTTTTTGGTGGCCCTCAAATCAATAGTGCCTCCCGTATCAACTAAAACTTTAGATTCACTTCCGGGCGCTAATACGCGGATACAGGAATCGGTCTCCAACCCTCTAATCACAATATTGTTGTGCAAAGACTCGATAATTACGCAACCATAATCCTCTGGTCCGATTGAGTTAAACCTTCCCCCATCTCCCGTAGCCTTGTTCGTTGTTTGAGGTTGTGTGCCTCCAGAACCGGGTCTACGCGCACCCGTAGACTCGTTGATAATCTCAAGGTTCTGTCCCTCTTGTACCCAGTGACGCATGAAGGATTCTGAGGTCCACTGCTTGATGGGTCCGTGAGTTCTTAAGTGGACCTCGCCCTCAGCATAGAAATCGTTCTCGCTGGTTTGCCAGACGAACTTATCCTTACCCTTATGCTCGTTCTCGATAATGATCGCATCAATAGAAGGAGTATCTACACACTTGATCTTTTTTCCAGCACCACTTCTCATCTCGATTCTGTGGTCTGTAAAATCATCAAGTGGAGGTCCGTCTGCGGAAGAACCTGATCTGAATCTGTTATTGATTGTAAAGGCGTCTCCATGGGTTGAGGTGAATCCAATCTTCTCTGGGATAGCACCTTTAGCCTCGTATAGTTCCTCAGCAAATTCCTGTGGGAAGACGCTCTTATTGTTAATCTTTGCTACCTCTTTTGTAGCCGGGTGGATTCCGGGTCCAGACTTTTCTGTGTCAACGGGGTCAGTGAGTGCAGAATCATCTGCATCCTTTACAGTTTTCTCAAAAGCGGACCCACCTAGGCCACCATAAATCGAGCCCAAATAAAAATATCCACCGGGAACGCCATTAGCTAGGTCCTCTTTGGCAGCCTCGCCCACAAGAACATAACTACCCTTCTGAGGTATTGCAACCCAGCCCGCAGCATCACTTCCATATGGAGACACATACCTAACAGTCTCAGGCTCCGCGTTTCCGGTCTCTGGATCTTTCAAGTTGAAAGATACCTTAAAGCTTCCGGTTCTACGCATGTCGAAGTTCGAGGTTACATATCCTACTTTTATATTCATGATGCTGATGGTCTATTTATTTTGAACTCTGAGTATGCAGAGCTTTTATTTATTGAGTGTCTAAACCCAGTTATCTCGTAAACACCTGAGTAAAAAGTTGTCCCCATATCCGTCCTGTTTTCTACTCCTTGGAACAAAGGTTCTCTTGAGTATACATAACAAGGCTTATTAGCAACTCGTTTATAGTTAGAGAGTTGGAACAGGGGTAGAGTTTTTACTGATCCTACAATCGCTAGTTTAGACAGCATATTCTTAGTGTGCGCGAGCTTGCTGATTGTAACCTTGCCATTAGCGCCTATAGGCTCAATCTCTTCTGCTCTGGGGAACTCATTGATAAGGCTTGTCAAAAGCTCATATGTCTTTTGGTAATAATCGCTCTCTTCGGTATCCTCGGATGCCGCCTTTTCAAATTCTTCAGCAAACTTTGGGTTTACATCTCCAAATACCTCAAGGAGTGCATCGAAGGAATCATCATCATCTCTTCCTCCATAATACCAAGCTTCATCCTTCATTGGATCTACTAACTCTTTGAACTTGTCAAAATTAGGGCCCGAACCGTTTTGAATCTCCTTGCCTAGCTTCCCTAAATCTAAATCAGAGAAATCGCTGACGAGATTCAAGGCTGCCTTCTCTTGATCCTCGTCTGTAAGCACACCTTTAATTTTTTGCTGCACTGTAATTCTGTTAGGAGAGGTAAGAAGTGCGGCTAAGTACTGTTTGTTAAAATCTAACTTAAGCTCCAATGTGTTAGCGTTTCTAGTGCCCATGGCGAATATAGGCATTGTGAAATCGTTTACCTGTATCTCATCAATCTCTGGTTGAATTTCGTTTGATATTGCGGGGAACCCGAAAGGTGAGTTACCCATGGAAGGCTCTAGGTAAAGCGCCATAGCTTTTATATACTTTTGGTCTAAGCCTTTGAGTTTGTCTAGAGGGCTAATCCTACTATTCATTTCTGATTCGATGTGTTGAGGTATCGAAGCATTTGAAACAGTTTTACCTTTTATCTGAGAGAATAGCGAGTAATTACCTTTGTCTGTCTTGTTTGCTATCTGTGCAAAAATGAAGTCTTGTATAAACTTGTCAGCACCAAAAACATAGAGGGGCTCGTTAGGAGTATCAATCAAACCTTTTCTAGCAAGAGCTTCGAGCATGATGTAATCATTGATCACATACTCACCCATATCGTACTGTTCAATCTTTTCAGTCTCACCAAAATACTTTTCTGCACCTTGCTTTATTTTGGTGAATACTTTCTCTAAGACCTCCATGTAGCTCTCACTATCAATATTGGATGATAAAACTACATGTATGATTTTCTTTTTCAAATACTCGACCATCAGGGCGGGGGTGTTACACTCGTTTTCTAGCTCAGAGAATATATCACTATTAACGCTTTGAACACCATCAATTGATTCAGTAATCTTCATTCCTAAATCTTCAAAGAAGGTTCGCGCAGTTTCTAGATAGTTACCAAGCTCAATCATTTCTGGATCAGTAAAGAACTGAACTGAATCCCAATCCTTAGCATCCTCAAGATGCTCATCATACATTCCTTTAAGAACTCTATCCAAATCAGGCAACGCAACTAAAACATTTGTTCTAGCAGTCGCTTTCTGAATGTAATCCGTCAGAACTTGAGTTACCACATCATGAATACTATACGACAAATAGTTTTTAAAGTATGGTATACTCACGCTACCATCAGTGTTTAGACTATCGTAAAAGTCCTTGGCAGCCTCCATAGACTCTTCGTTGAATAGTCTCCTCGACCTTCCTGTGCAAATAACTCTCTTGCCTAAAGTTTTTAGTATATTAGTTGGTACAGCGGATCCGGGAAACGCTTCCATGCCGCTATAGGTTAGTCTTAAAACTCTAGCCTGTCCCGCTCCTACATCATACTCAGCACCAACAGGCGATCCAAAAACCATAGGTGGGGACCAGTTCTCTAACCTATCTCCAATACCATATGTAATCCAAACTGATTGCTTTAGTAGCTGCTGATTGAACTTATCTACCGCAACTCTGGTAGCGTCATCTTCCGCAGCAATCTCATCTTCGTCAATAGATCCTTCAAAATCGAATATACCTGTGTCTACTGCATCATCTAACTCTTCCTTAGCAGCTTCCAATGCTTGTTCGATTGTTTCAAGTTCTTTTTCTAACACTTTAGCTTTAGCCCAATCACCTGACCATACTCCAGACTTTCTACCTTTCTTTTGAGCCTCAATCAGTTCTTGTTCTTTTTCTAAAAATACTGCTTCCGCATTCTGTACTTTAAGTTTTAGCTTCTTAATTTGATACGATGTTAGCTGGCTTTCGACAGGCATCAACCCGTTTACAGTAAAGCTACTCATCCTTTCCTCAAATACTTGTTGAGGATCAATGAACTCAATTTTTAGCTTTGGTCCACCGTCTTTATCCATACCTATCTCATGAGACATGGATAAGAAGTTTGATGCAGGACCATTGTTAAATATAAGAGTTTCTTTGGTGCTTATACCTTTTGCCTTGCTCGTAAATAGTTCTAATGTCTCACTACCCAAAAAGGCGAAGATGTCCTTTGGGCTTGTTGACATTATAACATTTACTGTAGGTACATTCATCTCTTAGTAGGTATGACGACTCTATCGCCAACATTCATTTGTTCAAAAACATCAAAGTAATTATTCTTTTCACAGATTATCCACCATGACGCTGGGGTCCCAAAAAATAGATTAGCAATCAGGTCAGGGCGGTTCTCATAACCTAGAGGTATTTTTCCAATCTTATTATAGCGACCAACATTAGCCCTAACTCCGCTGAAACCTTTTTCATAAGTCTTAGATCCCACGCTGGTCTTTAAAATTTTACCCTTGTGGTTAATCTCTATAAGACCCGCACGCTCTCTACCACCTTTGTTGTCCATCATAGCAGTCCTCCGGGATCAAGCGATCCAGCACTCTCACCAATTACTGACTCCCATCCAGCCAAGTTGTCTCTACTTACTGGTAGAGCCCTTTCGTACTTTCCGAAATCAGACGCTCTTACTTCATCCAAAGTTAGAGTAACTTTTAATCTATTAGGAGTTAGAGTTTCTAGATGATACCCCGCCTCATCCATTCCACCTATATCATAATTCTTAACAATACAGGGCACATCCTGATACATGGTGCCGTGCTTTAATCTAACTATGGGTGGGCCGAAGAGGGGGTTTGATGCATTGTTGTATACTGAAGATCTTAGAACATTAACAAAGAACAGCATCGTGTCAATTACTTTTAGAGTTTGCTGTTGATTTAGTTGTTGGAAATCCTCGAACCGATCTAGTAAGGTAGCATCGCCGTGAACATCTCCGAATATTCTTCTGTACTCGTCATGCAACTCTTGAGCCTGACCTCTCTTTATTGTTGAGTTATTTTCCCCTATATCAAAAAACTTCTTCTTAGCGTCCTCCTCAGTCTCAAGCATTTTTACAAAGCGGGACTGAGTAATTGACATAGCTAGAAGATGGTGAAGGGTATACTGTAACTCTAACTTTATCTTCCTAGACTTAGCGCCAGTGTAAGCATATAAAGTAGATGATCTTCCTAGTACATCATACTCTGCATAGTTTGCAGCCTTACTCTCTGTAATGATTGGGTTCTCAAAAAATGGCAAAAACACCACCGCTGGTCCCCCATCGGAAGAGGCTCTGGGGTAAGTAAACTCTAACCTAGACCTTTGCTCTAAAAGTCTAAAGTCTACATTGTGATCAATGCCTTTTGCGTCTTGTGCTCTTATAAACATTATCTACTTGTGGGTTGCACACCCGCTAACTGTGAAGGTCTAGTTTTATCCTCTCTGGCTGCTGCAAGTTGGGCTTCTCTTGCCGCCTCTGCATTTTCTGCAAGCGCAGTCTGTTGCCGAGTCTCAACAGATTGTTTTTGTGCTATTTCTTCTTGCCTCTTTATAGAGGCTAATAAATCATCTAATATCTGGTCCTCCGCTGCGACCCTCTGGTTATGAAGATCCCTGCCAGCCCAATACTTGACTTGGATATCACGACCATAATTTTTCGCTTTGCCAGTGCCCATTCTTGGACCCTCTGAAGTTGTTTCTTCGTCATCTCCACCAAACCAGTTCATTGGGTTGAGATTGCTGAATAGGGATTTTATTCCATTCCAAATAAACATCCCCATATCTTTAAGCTTATTACCCACCCACTTTACAGCGTTCCAAATCTGATCTCTGAACTTATAAATTATAACACCGACTGCCACTACGGCAGCTACTATTGCCGTAATCGGAGAGGTAAGTACAGCTATCGCGGCTGAGAACGCAGCGCCAAGACCAGTTAACAATGAACTACCTAAACCTAATAACATAGGTCCTATTAGTTTGAAACCATTTATTAGCATCGGCTTGAGTTTAGATAGCCATCCAACAGCAGCCTTCGCTGCTCCGGGAGCTTTAGTTAATGCCTTGCCCGCTGACCTGAATGAGATGTCTTTTCCTATGACCAAGCTCAAGGTAGACATTACGCTTTGTAAGGTGGTTAGTGCCGTAACTGCCTTAAGTACTACATTGGCAACAGGCTGCATTGATTTTGGAAGCTGATCTGTAAATCCGGCTAGGACTGTGCTTAATACTGCGATACTCCCCGCCACCTTAGCTCTAGATAGATTCGCTTTGTTTCTTTGCATGGTCTCTGCCGCAGCTTTCTTGATATCCTGCTCTCTTGACCAAGCACCAAACCCACCAGTTGGGGCAGCACCTCGTTGAGCCGCTAACTTGTTTGCAGCCTCCCTTCTGGCGCTTGCTCTAATTTCATTTTTAAGCTGATCAATCGCTACCTTAAGAGCGTTCTCAGTTTTGTCTCTCCTGTTTTGTCCACTAATAAGATCAGACATGGACCTTATTAGTCGAAGTGTTCCTGAATACAGACCCTTTATTGCCAACCCTAGTCCTAGAGCGCCTGTTACAAGCGTTCCTATGATTACGCCAATCTTTCCTAGTTGAGTTATAAGAGTGCCTATCACAGGTAGCTCTAGAATCCTTATTAAGATTCCTGCTAGGAATGTAACGGCTTCTTGGATGGGGCTAAATATCTTCTCCCTAAGTTGGCTTAATGTTTTAGTAAAGTTAGTGTTGATCGCCTGTTGCTCTTTTACAGACTTTACATATTCATTAATATTTTTAAAACCAGCCTCAGTGGCTTTTCTTTCTAGCTGTTGTCTAGCTTTAGCGGCCTTAACAATCTCTTGTCCGTAAACTGAGCCAGCTAATTCAAGAGCAAAAGCTGAGTCTGTGGCCCCAGCAGTGAATTGTTCAATAATCTTCTGAGATTGTGCTCCAGCCTCTACTACTAAATCAATACCCGCTGCTGCTGCCTGCTCTCCACCAGCTAAGAACGCTCTACGCTCATTTCCGAGATTCAGGATCTCAGTCTGAATCATGCTAGATCCTTTTGAGAACGATCCAAGAAGTTCAGGACCTAAACTTGCCATTTCTGGGCCTAGTGCAGCGGAAAGCTTCTGAGAAGCGTCAATAGCCTCAGCACCTAGATTCAATGCCTTAAGGCTATCTAGTTGGGCCCCCATCGCATTGATGGCACCCACAAGCTGCTCTGTACTAACACCAAACCTTTGAGAAAGAGATATAGTGTTCATACTGAGGTTGTTAAGTTCCTTATCGCTTACTTGGGCTCCTGCAAGGTTCTTAGCTAATTGTCCGGCCAGTGCCTTACTATTTCCGCCTGTGGCTTTAGTGAACTGTGCTAAAGTAGCTAATCCTTCGTTGTTCGTTCTTACGCCAGCTTCATAAAGATCAAATGATGTTTTTAGAGCTTGGCTGTATCCTGTTATGCCAGAATTAAGGGTGTTGATGTTCTGGGAGAAATCTGAAGTAAACCTGTTCAGAGAAGTTCCTATACCTAAAGCTTTACGCTGAAGATCGTTAGCCTCTCCGAATGTTTTAGTTACCTCTTTCTCTATTGAATTTAGTAATTTACCTACACCAGCAAACTGCTTAAGACTACGCTCCATGTTCTCTAAGGGCTCTCTATTCTCCCTTAAAGCACTTTCAATGCGTTCTAGTAGCTCCTCTTGCCTAGTTACCACGGATGTTTACCTTGTGTAAATTATTCCCCATTCCTTGAATGTTGTAGGTTCTGAACGAGTCTTTCCCGATCAGAGATTCGAGAGACTTCATTATTTTACCGTAATACGAAGCCTTCCTCCTCTTACTATATAGGTTTTCTACGATTACTTCTATCGAGGCTCTATTTGTGTCCAATTTGACGCCCATTACCAAAGTATTACCTCTGGTGCTCTTGAATACTCCGGGACCTCTGCGGCCCTTAAGCACCATGAAAACTCTCTCTTCTCCACTGATCTTGCCCACAGCACCCGGCATCTTATAAGTAAATATCAGTATATCTCCCGGAGAGAAGTTACTAGCGTTATTAGTTACTGGGGTAAGTATTTTACGCTGGTCATCACCGATATTACTTATAAAATCCAGAGCTTCTTTTGAAAATTCCATGATGACCTCTCTTATAGTATATATGAGGATATAAGCTTGAGTGAAGAATCCGACCTAATAGATTTCATTGATTTAATCAACCATACCCTACATAGTGATTTCGTAGAGAAATGGAGATTTAAGTATTCAGAGAAGTTTGTAAAGCACTTTCAAATTAAGATACTTGAATCCTTGAGTAAACAAAAGACTGTAAAGAAAACAAGTCTGTTTAACTATCTACACAAGAAGTGTCGGTACTCTGAAGAACAGGTAAGTAATTTTTTTGAAACCATAGAGATTGATCTCTATCATCCATTAATCACCAATGACAAACCAAGACCGAAACGAAATACTTGATTCTGCCCACCTCTATGTACTTGTATCCTCTTTAGGAGGGTTAGGTGGAATCCTCGCTAACCTATTCTACATAGGCTTTTTCTCATTTTTTCTTCTTGTTGGGATTCTTGCGCTTTTCTTCATCTAGCTTCTCAAGCCTTTTATTGATCACCATCTGATCGTTGAACTCAGGACAGAGTTTCTTGTAGCCGCACCAATTACAGAAGTTGTTCCGGCTGGCCTTGAACTCGTCCTTTTTCTTTTTACGGATATCCCAGACCTGTTTAACCTTCTCTGAAAGGTACTGCTTGATCTGGCTTGGAAAAAACTTAACATGTACGAAGTTACCAGTCAGCGGGTAGAAGTGGGCCACAACAATCTTATCGAGAGGCACCTTCATCATCTTGTGGATAGCGTAGGCGTAACCTTGTAGCTGGCGGTCCTGAAAGAGGTCCACTTCTGAAAGCTCTCGCTTGGATGTTTTGTAATCAATGATAAGGTAAGACCCATCCTTTCCCTTGACGATACGGTCGATCACACCATTGAGTCGGATGTCCTTCTCCTGATCGTAAACCACTTCGTAGACCATCTCGGTCGCTACAGTCTCCGATAGGTTCTTGTTGAACTCGAAGAAGTTCTTGAGGCACCGCTCGACCCGCCCTAACATAGAATCGGGAAAGTCGTAGTTTTTTCTCTCGTCATCGGCTATTATACGAAGCTGGTCAACACCACTGGCATCAACACCCAACTCAAGAATCCTATGAATGTACGAACCGAAATGCAGAGCATCAGCATTACCAGCCTCCTCTTCGTAGCGGTTAATGTAACGGTACTTGTACTTCAAGTGGCACTCACTGTAAATTTTTGATTTCGACTCGGAGATAGTATTTATGAACATGGTTTCACCTCAGTTTATTAGAGATTACCTGCTCGAAAAGTTCAAGAGTAATCGGAGAATATCCTCCGATAGCACCGAGCTTATTGTTCCCTCTATATTTATAGCTGACGATTGGAAGAAGCACATGTCCATCAATCTTAACACTGGGCTATTCCAGTGCTTCAAGACGGGCAACCGTGGTAACTTCGTCTCTCTGTACGCATTTCTTGAGGGCAAGACCTTCTCGCAGGCACACAAGGATCTGGCCTTCAAGCAGCTTGAGAACGAGGACAAGTACACTGAGGATTTCATCGAGGAACCTGTAGAGCGTGTTGACCTGACCCTTTCTGAGATCACTGAGCATGATGCTATCAGCCCTGAAAGCCATCGTGTGCGTGCGTGGAACTTCCTCCAGTCCCGTAAGCTCTGGGACGGTAAGCGCAAGTTCTTCCTCTCAATGGAAGGGCGTACCTCTGGTCGCCTAATTATTCCTTACGGAGAGGAGATTTTTTATTACCAAGCTCGTACTTTGCAGGACGAGACACCTAAATACTTAAACCCGGCCTCGTCTGAAGGCTGGCCTAGTTCATCTCATGTACTCTACGACTACGATGAATCTGCTGATCACCTTGTAATTTGCGAAGGTCCGCTTGACGCGATTGCCCTCCAGATTCAGGGCGTCAATGCAACCTGCACGCAAGGCTGTTCGGTCTCCGATCACCAGATCGAACAGCTATCTACCTTCAAAGGCAAGATCATTATCGGCTATGACAATGACGACGCTGGTAAGAAAGGTATCACTCGTTTCGATTATCTTCGGAAACTAAAAAGGATGGCAGACCTCTACATCTGCCATCCCCCTTCGAGATACAAGGACTGGAACGAAGCACATATCCAAGGGTACAACCTACAGGAATATGTTCGTAGCGATACGAAGCCGTATGACTACGACTACCTCATTGATCACCTCCTTACGACACTGTGAGATAGAACAGTGGACTTATTATCGTCTGGTTAAGTAAATTATACTTTACCTGCACGCTGTAAGTCCCAGTCACGCTCCCGAAGTTTCCGAGTTGGAACGCCGCCAAGCTGGTCAGATTATTAGTATCGAAAGACATACTAATCGTATTATCTGAGCTTATGCTTGTGAGGCTTGATGTATCGCTGAACCCGCTAACAGTAAAGGGTCCATCAAAGTTGTGATCTTGATTCACTTTCTTGATCTCAAGTGAAGCATTGTTGATTATGGAAGTTTTGAATATGTTCTTAATCTCTTCCGTAATATCCTCATTCATGACACCAATCTCTGTGCCAATTCTAAGGTCAACTTTTTCTCCAAGTCTCAGATGCTTGTTATATAAAGTGTTCTGAGGCTTGAACATCAAAGGCTCAGTTATAGCGAAGAAGGTATCTTCGTATAACTTAAAGTTATTGATGATTACTTGATACTTTGAAGCGGAGGTTAGTTTGACCGTCCAAATATCAACATAGTCTGTAACCGCACTAAGAGTGTTTGAGTGACCGACACTAGAGGTGGTCTCATCAAAACCAGAGGAGTCTAAGATCTGATCGAGGACTACGACATACTCACCCTTGCTAACTCTAAAGATACCACTAGCATCTGTTGCTGGCGTGTAATTGCTAGTATCGAATGCGGAGTCTGAGGTAAGTGTTTCACTAGCCGCAAAGGTCATTAGAGGAGTGGAGCTTACTAGGCGCTCATCAGAGTCTAGAACCGTACCAGAAACAACAGCAGACTTCTTAAATAGTTTAACACTGCTGACCTCGTAAGGATCGACATATTCGCCATCGTTTATGAAATAAATCTTAAGACCGACCCTCTGATTAACTTGAGGGCGGTTTTGCCTATCTACGAGAGTTGTGTTGTTTAATTGCATCAGATTCCCTCTGTACCTCTTCTTCGTACAGTTTCAAGAAAGCATTACGATCTCTCTTTGTCATCCCACGAACATCGGAATAGGAGAATCGGCACCTTCTCACCAATATATAGGCTTGAAGGTGCAAGTCTTGTTCATCTAGAACCTGTTTTAGTTCGTCGTAAAAAAATCAGAAGTAATAGGCATCTCCATCCTTGTCTTGGTGTTGCAGTATTGGCACAGGAAGTGTACCTGAGTATCAATGCCAAATTGCTTTCCAGAAAGGGCAGACAGGACCGCGTGCGCGTCACGGAGGGGGAGCTTCTCTAAGAACTTAGAAATAAGCGTTTTCTGATCGTACTCGTTGATATACTCTACGAATCTCCAAAGGTTAGAGAGCGCGATATCAGTGGTTTCAAAATACCGCTCATCCTTAACTCTAGGTAATCTTATACCGACCTTATGCTTAAGGACTGGTAGCTCGATTTCCATAGGATCAGAGAAATCATCTTCAACATAGTTCACATTGAGAGAGGATAGTTTGAAAGCCACTTTAGATTCCTTTGAACAGGCTGGACAAGTAATCTCTACAGGATAATCATCGCCGTATGAAATCTCTCTAAGCTTGAGCATGATGTATAGTTTATCGGCTTGGTATAGCTCAGAGATGGAAATGTTAGACAAACAACGAGCGATGAGCTTATTCATAGCATCGCCTTGGTTGTTTGGGTTCATGAGAGCTTTCTCGTCATCAAAGGTCATGGGGCGAAGCATGGGAGCTTTGCCGTTAAGACTCTTATAGCCAACGCACTTGGAAGGGAGATCGAGTTCGATTTCTTCAGATTTTGGTGCGTCCTTTAGTAGTAGCTCTAGAATATCATCCTCAGACAGTTGTTCTGTGGATTTTGTTTCGGATTTTCTTGTCATATAAAATTCCTCAAAAAAGGATTCTCATCTATAATAGATTGATGCAGATAGAGGTAGGCACACAAAAATCAAAAATATTTACGGATAATCCAAAGCTGCTGTCAGCCTTGGTAACTCTATATAGCTTTCGCGTGCCCGGAGCGGAATATTCAAGAAACTATCGCTCACATCGCTGGAATGGTACAAAGCAGTTCATTACCAATGGTGGCACCTTCCGCACAGGACTCCTACCTCGTATCCTAGCTGATCTAGAAAAGGTAGAGTGTACACCTGAGATCATCGACAAGACGGGATCACTTGACCTTGCTGACCACCAAATAGAGGGGTTCGACCTCTACGACTATCAAGAGGAGTTTATAGAAAAGATAAGACAGGAGAAGCGGGGCGTGGTAAAATCTCCTACTGGTTCGGGTAAGACACTTATCATGGCTGCTGCTGTCCAAGCTTTACGCAAGCAGGGCAGGAAGATTGTTATTCTATTCAACGCCAAGCAACTCCTTACCCAGACATACGAGTTCTTTACAGAAGTCTGCCATTTTGACAGTGTGGGTCTTTGCTTTGGTGATGGGTTCATCGAGGGCGATATCATGCTCTGCACCGTGCAAAGTATTGAGCATATCATCGACAGCCATGTAGGTCAGGCAGAGGTCTTGATGGTTGATGAGTGTCATGAGTTCTGTAATGGCAAGCTCACTCTAGGAGCCCTCCAGTCCTTCCCTAACGCCGACTACCGCATCGGATTCACCGCTACGCCCCCTTCTGATGATATTGGCCGACACAACCTAGAAGGCGCTCTAGGGCGCGTGTGGGAGGTCGTGCAGACCGCTGATCTCGTAGACGATGGTACACTCACAAAGCCCCTCATTCACCGTGTAAGGCGTAAATACAAGGCTGCTGGGGCAGACATCGAGATGGACTACCAAACCGCCTATGAAACCTACATCGTGGAGAACGAGGAGCGTAACCAGAAGATACTAGATATTGTGGCTCAAATCATGGTCGAGCATAAAAAGCCCCGTATCTTGATTCTAACCAAATCTCTAGCACACGGAGAGTGGTTGATGGATAAGCTAGGCAACACTTGTAGGTATATCGAAGGTGCTAACAGTCTGGGCGAGAGGTATCAAGCGATTGATTGGTTCAGGAAGAATCCAGAAGGCACAGTTCTAATCGGCACAAAGATCCTACAAACGGGTGTGAACATTCAAGAAGTGACACACCTAATTAACGCAAGAGGTATGAAGTCTGAAATTGCTACACTACAGGCTCTAGGACGCGCTCTGAGAAAGCATGAATCTAAAGAGCAAGTATATATCTACGACTTCGCAGATGAAGAAAGGTATCTTAAGGACCACTCAAAATCAAGGTTCTCATACTACAGAAAAGAAGGACACGAAATCAAGGACTATGAAGAAGATCAGTGATTTACAAAAAGGAACAGGCCAGCTTAATGACCCAGACATACAGAATCTAGAGTTCCTTATCAAGCAGATCGAAGAGATCATTCACTCAAAAGAAGTGAGTGAGAAGAACTTAGCAGTTATTGACAACACTATTACAACGCTTTCGGCATTCAGAATGAACTTCGTAAAGCGTCTGATCAAGCTGCTAAAGAGGAATCATATGCTAGACTAGCACAGCTATGATCCCGCTCAACAGTGAGCAGTTCTAGGCCATTTAAATTTCATCATGATACCCTTTGAACGGTAAGTGTTCCGTTTCTTAGGGGTGTATTATTATAGGTAGATGTGCTTTCTTGAAGTGTTACTTTAATCTTATCACCTTTTGCAGGGACATTTAAGAATGCTTCAAATGTAATAGCGAACGGGTCCGTAGCAGCATTTACATAATGCTCTGTGTAGTATCGTTGAGTCCACGCTGAACTTGTGTAAACATAAAGTCTGGCGATTACCGTTTGAGTGGTTGCGACAGTTAGTGGGCAGTGGAGAGATACTCGATATATACCACCCTCGTTTATGGTTAGTTCGTCAGTAGAATCGTTCCAAGAGAAGTATCCATCAAGATAAATATCCTCAACTGTAGCTCCACCACCCCAATTTCTTTCAGTAGCAGAAGCAGTCATATTCCCAGTAAGAGTACCCCACCAATAAGGTAAAGGCAAATGTACATACGATACTGGTTTTACAGTGGTTCCCGATACGATAGAGTTTTCACTTTCAGCGTCTACAGAGCCGCTGACTCTAAAATCTCCCTCCACAATGTTTGTACTACCTTCACCTAGTCCTACTCTTATCGTACCTCCGGGAAGATCATCACTTATATATGATAAGAATGATATCTCACCTCTAGCAGAGTCATAGTACAGTGCGTCGTAGGAAGTAGGTACAGAGCAAGTTTCAGTATTGAACTCTATAATGTTTCCTGCCATTTTAATAGACTCAGCGAGATTGGAGTCGTTATATAGTTCTAGCAGATCAAAGTTCATACACATCTCGTCACCAACGGTGAAGAAATCTGTCCACGCTGCAACCTGAGAATAGTCTGGCGCTGAAACAGTAACTAATGTATAGCTTCCTCCAGTTACTTGATTTATTTTTGTAATAACACCCTCATAATATGCAGTCTCATTCCCAGACTCTCTATTTCTTAAAGTAAATGATCCCCAATTACCATCAACATTATCATAAGTACCGCCATCACCAAACCCGGCTGCTTCAAAATGATTGTAAATAGATGAACCTCTCTTATCTGTCGAGGGCAAGGTGATCAATAACTGAGTGGTCAACGCCAAGCTATCATTAGTTAGTGCTGTTGGGTCTGCGATATTAGAATCAGTGCCCCCTACCCCATCATCAGTGTAAATACCTACTTTAACACTACCCCCTGTAGGAGTCGAAGTTGTAGATATTCCAGTAAATCGGCAGATGCTTGGCTGGGCGTTAGCGTCTCCTATATCTCCCTTGTTACCAGATCGTAAAACATCTAAATATACTAATGTGTTATTTGGAATTACATCAGTTATAACAGTTGTGCCTCCATCAGGAGAATCAATAGTACCATTAAATAAATAATAATTACTAGCTGTTACATCAACAACACTCGTTACATTAAAATCAAAGTAGTTTGTTGCATCTGTTTGATCAATTATAAATAATCTACCCTTATTCGTAGTAGTCACTTCGCTTAGTCTGTCTAATGTGCCGTTGATTCCATTAGCCGCTAAATCGTTGTAGTGAATATACATACGAGTCACAGTTCCAATTGTAGTATTATTAAACCTTACTCCACCGTTTCCTATACCAGTCGGAGTTACGGTAGAACTAAATCTATAGTTGAATCCGTGACCACCATTAGGCCCAATTACCCCTTGAGGTCCAGTATAGCCTTGAGGACCTAGCGGACCCGTAGCTCCATCACTACCTCTAGGTCCAGGCTCCCCTTGAGGACCGGGGTTAGTGTTTTGAGGACCTATCGCCCCTTGAGGTCCATCAGATCCTTGAGGTCCATCAGTTCCTTGAGGCCCAGGTTGCCCTTGAGGACCATCAGATCCTTGAGGCCCAGGTTCCCCTTGAGGGCCAGGGTTAGTGTTTTGAGGACCT